TATACCACACTCTTCTCTAAACTTTCTCAGATCATTTTCTGATGGTGTTTCAAACCTTTCTCTTGCCATATCATGATACTCTTCTGACAAATCAAACCCAATATAATCATGTCCAAGGAGTTTTGCTGCTAGTCCTGTAGTGCCAGAACCACTATAAGGGTCCAATACCACACCAGGTTCTTGCATTACACCCTGAATACACCTCAATGGGAGGATAATTGGGTATGGTGCAGGGTGTGGGTTCCTCATTTCAGGTCCAAACTTCCACACACTACCATAATTTACTGACCTTCTGGGTAGTTTTGGATGCTTAGATCCTTTACATAACCAATACACTCTCTCATCTATTTGAATAAATCTATACCCAGATATCTCAGGACCACTGCCCCTATTCCATATAATTTCCTCTCTGATGTGCCACTTAGTCTCTGTCAACCACTGCCAAGGTGATGTAGCACCACCATTTAAGTACCTGACCTTGTGATTATAGAACAAAGAACCACCTTCTTTAGTCTTATCATAAAGAATATTAAGCAGTTCTATCTGCTTTTCTTGATATACATCCTCTGGTAAGGAGTCATCAAAGTCTTGATATTCAATTTTACGAAACAATCCACCACCAATCTTTTGTTTGTTGTATGGTGGTGAGGTTACAGTACAGTCAATAGAGTCATCATCTAGATCCTCTGCTAACTCAATGCAATCACCAATTCTTAGATCAATCATAGTAATATTATAGCATACTATTGAATTTTGACAAATGGACCTGATAGATCATTCTTATTCATGTTTATTTTAGAGGAAGAAAAATAAATTTCTGCTATGAGTTTATCCAAAATACCACTTTTTTCTGCCATTTGAAACATTAAAATGTATCTAGCTGCCCTCAATTTATTTCTTAAAGCTGTAGGATACTTTTCAGTCTTCTTAGAAAAATCATTATCTAATTCAATGGCTTTAATTACATATTCTTGAACACTTAAATTAGTAAACCATTTTTTTGCTTTTTGATCAATATGAATATTAAAATTTCCTAATTTGGGTTTAGTGCTTTTACCACCAGATTTTATTTGACTAAGAATACCTATCCAAGCACTAGCATCTTTATCACTAAAATTACTATTCATTGGAATATTATCATTAATATTTTGTCCACTATATTGTTTTACTATGGTTGCCATCTTAGCTTCTGGAACAGCACCATTTCTAGCTTTAGCTGGAACAAAACCACCTCTTGCACCTTGGGTCAAATCCCTTGGTTCTGTGGCATGTGCCATTCTTGAACTTATCTTACTTTCATATTTGTATTTTTTTAAAACATTTCCTATATTAAATTCAGCTTCATATGTTAATGAATTGGTTAAAAAGTTAAGACCTTTCTTTTCTTTCTTAGTTCCAACTCCTTTAATACCAACTATATCCATTTTCATATTTAAAGGTTTTGTTAATACACCAGATGAGTGATTAATATGATCAAAACCTTTCTTTATATTTGTTTCAGTAACTTTAGGATTTCCATAATCAGTTTCTTTCAAAGATATACCCACCATAATTCTTTTATCAGCCATGTATGCCATATACTGATTCAAAGATAATATTTCCATAGCAGCTGCATCTGGATCATCAGAAGCTATTCTATCTTCAAAACAACATGACTCTAATATCTCACTCATTATTTCAGATTCATCATTCTTCTTAACTATAAAAACATCCATAGGATTCCAACTATCCTTAGATGGTCTAGAACCATATAATAATTTTTGTTCTTTTGTAAAAGTATTATATATTTGATCACCTATAGTAGACATACTAGAACTAGGTATTCCAGACACTAATGCATCTCCAAATCTGCCATAATTATATCTATCTGTAGGAATTGAAACACCACCTTGCTTTAACCACTTAACTAAAACTATAGCTTGTTTTAAAAAAACTTTATACCAACTATTATTTTTATCAAAAGCATTTGGATAAACATTTTTTATGGCATTATACAAGTCTTCATCTCTATCAGTAGCACCTATTGCAGGTTCTACCATAGTTCCTAAGTTAGCACCCTTTTCTATAGCATAATAAAAAGTTACTAAAGATGCTTGCTCTTGTCTTTGAGTATCAGCCATCTATAAACATTTTTAAGTATTTAGATGTCACCCTCCTTTCTGTTCTCTGATTTAGTTACATCAAACTCACCACCAGGATATCTCTTCTTCAACTTATCTACATTCAACACAAGTATCTCATCAAAAGAAGTTTCAAGTGCCATACATGCCTGTGCAATGTACCAACATATATCACCCAGTTCTCTTTTCATATGAAAAACATTCTCTTCATTGTAAGGTTTGCCTTGCAGAATAATCTTCTTAACTACTTCAGTAAACTCACCTGACTCAGCAGATAATCCAAGTGCAGCAGTCAATAACTGAGGAACATTACAATCATCCTCTAGTTCTAAATTGTTCATTCTAGCAATGAGTGCTGGATAGTGTAGACTTTCATTGCTTGTTACACCCTCAACAAACTGAAGATATTTTTGTGTATCAACTGACATAATTAGAATTTGAATTGATCAAATGATTTTTTTGCTTTTTCTTCCTTATGATTATACTGCTCTTTATCTCCATTGTCAACTACATCCTCTTGTGCAGTTTGTTCACAATCATACAATCTCATCTTTGCTCTATCAATACCCACCACAAATCTTTTTCTGACAGTAGGATCATTGTATCTATTCTTCAATTGCTTAACTAATATTTGATTTAAGGATTCCAATTCCTCAGTAGATATGAGAGCGAACATAAGATCAGCAGTAGCAGGGAGTCCAAAGGATTCTGAAGTGTCAGTAAGCTCAACATCACTAGAACCATAACCAGAACGAGTAGTTTGAGTAGCACTGACAATTGGTAGATTCGCTTCCACAGCCAGTCCCCTAAGTTCCTCTGCAATCGCTTTAATGTAGGAATACGAGTTAACATTACCATTTGCTTTATACCTTGAAGATGCACATATGTTCAAATAATCAATGAATATTATATCAGGTCTGAATGATTTCTTCAATGCTAGTTCATTCAACAATGATTTAAAATGTCCTGAGTGTGCAGATGCAGTAGGATATTCTTTTATGATCAAAGTTCCCTGTGTTTTCTTAGCAAGATCTTCAACCTTAGTATCAAACATAGGTTTGGGTAGATCTGTTATGTCTTGAATATTGACATTAAGTAGATTAGCATCAATCCTTTCCGCAATCTTCTCCTCTGCCATCTCAAGAGTGATGTAGAGTACGTTTTTTCCTTGGAGGAGGACACTGCTAGCCACATGACACATGAATAAAGACTTTCCAACACCTGTGCCAGCAAGAGCAATGTTGAGAGTTTTATTTGGTAAACCCCCTTTCGTAATCTTGTTAAAATATTCAAGATCAAATGGGATACGGTCTTCCTTCCTATGGTATGATTCAAATCTTTCTTCATAGTCCTGTAAATAATCATGACCTATATGATTATCAAAAGAAACAGCTAGAGCATCAGACAAAATAGTAGGAATACTACCTCTATCCTTACTACTATCTTTACCATCTGCTAACTGTATAGATTCCATCAATGCTAAGTATATAGCACGATCTCTACACCATTTTTCAGTGGAGTCTATCAACCATTGTAATTCACCAACCTCATCTTCAAAAGATGAAATGATATCTACTATCTCTTTGAAAAGAGAATCATTGATATCACTACGTTTTTCTACTTCAATAGAAAGTATTTCTTTAGTAGCTAGTTTATTATACTTCTCAATAAAAGATGATATCTCTTGGAATATAATTTTTTGTTTCTGTTCTTCAAAATATTCATCCTTAATGAAAGGGATTACTTTGCGAGTATACTCTTCATTAAATATGAGATTTCTAAGAATTAGAAACTCAATTTTCTCCATAACTAAATTCCTTTTGTGCTATCTCATCAAGTGCCTGCATTACTTCATCAGTAAAATAGGTCTCTGGTTCTGAAAGTATTTGTTTAGCATATAACTTCTTTCCTCCAATCTCATATCTTCCTGCAACATTCTTCCAGAGTCCTCCAATCTCACCAAGTTCCAATAGACCATAGTAGCGATCAAGACCACGATCATCATAGTATAAACGTACTTCAACTGTTTTATTCTCTCTACTCAAACGTGATTTATGCGTCTTTGCTTTGATAATGTTTCCAATGACTTCTTTGCCATCCTTCTCTTTTTTCTTGCTAAGATATATGATTGTACTAGCTGCGTACTTGAGTCCACTGCCTCCTCCCATTTCTTTTGTAGGTATGTAAGATCCAATGACATCATAGGTGTGGTTTGTAACTATTAATGGAATGTTTGCTTGACCAAGTTTCAAAGTGAGCATTCTGAATGCACCCTTAACAAGTTGGGATTTGGTCATGTCCCTTACCTGTTTATCATCTAGTGCGTCTCTGATCTCTTTCTCTGTAGAAAGCATACCTAAAGAGTCTAACACAAACAAACAGGGGTTTCTTTCATCTGTGTCTTTCTTAAGATATATATCTACTGCCTTCAGTGCCTTTGATCTAAACTCTTCAATTGTGACTACATTCACAACTACCACTCTATTTAGATCTATACCTCTTGATTTTAAAAGAGACTTATTGACTGCAGCTTCAGTATCAAAATAGAGACAATACCCATTGGGATTAGAATCAAGGAAATTCTTAACCACAGCGAGAGAGAAAAAAGTTTTCCCTGTACTACTTTCACCAGCAATAGCGGTAATCTTGTTGCCAGATACGCCACCAAATATAGAACCTGAAACAAGTCCATTAAAAATGTACGAACCTGTGTCCACATATGTTTCAGTTTCATCAATATCTGATGCGAGTTGGGTGTAGTCATTACCAATCTCCTTTACAATATCTTTTAAAAAATCCATATCAACCAAAGAATAATTCCAAATTAACAGTTTTCTCCACATTCCATCCTATTGCATCAAGAATAATCTTGAGTGGTTCTAAGAAAGATTTCTCAAATTGTAGATCATAATCTACATACTTGTCAAGTCCAAGTTCTCTAGGAAAATCCTGAATGAATGATATTACATTCTCATGAATGACATTTGGTTTTTTTAGATAACAGAACTTAATTTTTTCACCATTCTGAATGAGTGAATATTTATTATTCAATTTATTTTCTGTTATATAATGATTGAAAAGGAGAGCACCTCTTGCATGTATGGGAGTTCCTTTACCATATATTGTAGAGTGTGCTTTATATTTTTTTACATCTGATACTGTTCTAGGAAAAGCAATATCTTCTGGAGGAAGTGACTTGAATTCCTTTCTAGCATTATCAATAAACTTAATTACATCCTCCTCTGTTCCACTCATCATAATCTTAAGACCATCCTTAATCATTTTCCTACATGGGGCAGGTGTAGAAGACTTAACTGCTTCAATACCCATCATCTTAAGTTTGGGTTCATCATACCTGACACCTTCACTATCCCATACATTCAAGATGTATCTCTTCTTAGCAGTCCAGATACCCCTCTCAGCAATGTTCTCCCTCTTCATGAACATCTTCTGCTCATAAGCATTTAGATACCTGGCCAGCGTTTCATAAGCACCTTCAATAAAAGGCTCAAATTCATTCTCACACACCTTGTTAAGGAACCCAACAACATTCTGATTAGTTTTCTCTCGTCCTTCGTATACA